ATATTTGTATTGCTACAAATACTTGGATAAGGGCTAATATCCAAGATACGTTTTAACTGATATAATAAATAGAAAAAGGAGTGTGAAATATGTCTGAAAGTGTTGGATCGTTATGGACAACGCAAATTCCGTCATTGTCGGAAACAGCAGATATACAAGCAGCACTTCGTTTATATCATTATGGAGCAGCATCCTATAATCCTGCTAACACTAATACAGGCCTTTTAACATCTAATAGTGGAGTTGCTTATTGGCTACAATCTTTAAGGGATGGACTTGATTCTACTAATGCAACAGTTACATCTACTCTTAAATCAAGTACATTTACCGCTAAAGGACAACTTTTATCTTCTTCTGCTGCTTCAGCATTAAGTATTCTAAATGTTGGTTCTAATGATCAAGTTTTAACCGCAGATTCATCAACAGCCTCTGGATTAGCATGGAAGGCACCAGCAGTAACATTAACTAATGCTATTAGTTTTTCTAATAAGTCAATAGATTTAGCAAATAACACATTATCTGGAACTACCGCTCAATTTAATACTGCTTTATCAGATGCTGATTTTGTAACTGATGTAAATACTATTACAATGACAAATAAAACTCTTACAAGTCCTGCATTAAATTCACCAACAATTACATTAGCAACAGGAACAGCATCAACAACAAATGGTAGATTTATTTGGGATTCAACAAATAAAAAGTTTACAATTGGTGATGGAACTTCAGTTACACAAGATTTTCCTTCTTCAACTTTATTGACAAATGCTCAATCTTCTGCATATACTTTAGTCTTATCTGATAAAGATAAAGTAGTTGAAGTTAATAGTGCATCTGCTGCTAATTTAACTGTACCAACAAACTCAGTTGCATTTCCAATTGGAACTCAAATTAACTTAATTGCAACAGGTGCTGGACAAATTACAGTTACTGGTGCAGCATTAACAACATCAACTTATCTTTCAGGTGGAGCAGCAGCAGCAACTACAGTTGTTACTACTTATAATCCTAACTTTACTTTGACACAACCTTTGACTGGCACTGGCTTTGCAACAGGTACAACATTTGTTAGCAATACAAACTCTGCAATAACAACAGGTACTTATTATTTTGGCGGAGCAAACTTAGCAACATCTGTTATTATTAGAGAGTTTAGATCTGCATTAATTCCAAATCTATTATTAGGTGGAACTGGAATTGCTGCAACAGCAGTTGTTTCTTCAACATCAGATACAACTACAGATACTGCAACATATTCATCTGGTGGAGCCTCTGCTGCAACCACTGTAACTGTTTTACAAAGACTTCCTTTAGTAATTGCTGGTCAAAAAATGTCAGGAACTGGATTAACATCAAATCAAACAGTGTCAAGTATTGCAGAAGCAACAATAGTAGCATCTTTGGCATATTCTTCAGGTGGAGCAAATGGATCATCTACATTTGTTCTTGCAGCCAATACAAGCGTTGCAGTTGGACAAAGAATTACTGGAACTGGTATTACTGGTAACGTTTATGTGGCATCAGTTTCTACAGGAGCAACAACAACAATTACTCTGGGTCAAAACCCAGTTGTAAGTGGAATAGGAACTGTGTCATATAGCACTTATAATCTTAATGCTCAGGCTGCTGGAAACTATGTATTTTATGGAGCAACCATTACTTTTGCTCCTGCAGCAAATGCTCAAATTGCAGGATCTGTTGCAATTAGTGGAACAACAATTAACTATTCACCAGCAAATACAGGGCAAGTATCTGGAACAATAACTGCATATGGTTCACAATTAACATTTACTCCAGCAGCATCATCACAAATATCTGGAACAATAACTGGTCTTGTTACTGTTAATAGTTCTACTGGAACAAAATTAAGAACTCAATGGTCATTAGGAACACTTGTAAAACGTGGTACTGATACTTGGTTAATTACAGGCGATGTAGTGGCATAAGGAAAAATAATATGAGTCCTATTAAAATTTTCGGAACGGGTGGACCTAAAAAACCAGGAACTCCAACAAATGTAACAGCAGTTGCAAATGGTGCAGGTGCTACTGTATCTTTTACGCCTCCATCATTTACTGGTGTACCAGCAGGAACAGCATATACTGTAAGAGTTTATAATGGAACAACTAATGCAATAATTCCAGGAATAACTGGAACGGGATCAGCAAGCCCAATTGGAGTATCTGGGTTATCATATTCAACATCCTATAAATTTTCTGTAGAACTTTCTAATGGTATTTATACCAGTGATGTTTCTGCATTAAGTGCTGCTATTACAACACCAGCACCACCATTCTTTCCATACTTTCCATTCTTCCCTCCGTTCTTTCCATTCTTTCCTCCGTTTTTTCCATTCTTTCCTCCGTTCTTTCCATTCTTTCCAGGCTTTGGTCCAACCTTTCCAGCCTTTAAAACTCTTAGTAAATGTATTTCTGCTGAGTCAGATATTCTAACGACAAATGGATACATTAAAGCAAAAGATATAAAAATTGATGATATGTTAATTACTATAGATGTTGAAAAATTAAAAAATATTGATACATCTTCTAAAATTTATATTGGAAATAAAGTTGATTTTACTGAAATAAAGGTTGTTGATCTTGCACTTAATAAAAAACCAGTTATTAAATTTAATAATTCAGAACAGTTATTTTCTCCTGCTCAACCAATATTTATTAAAAATGAAGAAAACATTCAATATAAAGATGCTGGCGAAGTTGTTGTTGGAGATTCACTACTAAACATAAATATTTTATCTGGTGAAATAATTTTTGATGAAGTTAAAAATATTCAAATTCTTCCTGAAACAGATGTTTATGATATTAGAACAAGTCCTCATCAATGGTTCATTGTTGGAAATAACCTAGTAATATCTTAATATGGAGTCCTATATCTCTAGATGGGAATCAGATCCCATGTTTATTGATTTAAATAATAGATATAATAAAATACATAATATTGATAATAAATTAGATAATGCTTTTATTGCAAGATTATATATTTTAAGGCAATTAGCAAAACAACAAACAAAAAAAGATAGTAATTTTATAGAATTTGGAACTTATGCTGGAATGTCAATTCACTTTGTTGCAGACCTATGCAAAAAAAGATTTATTGGTATAGATTCTTTTGAAGGAGTTTCAGAGCCTGGCAAACATGATACTGAATATTTTAAAACACTTAAATTAGATATAGAACTATCCATTGCACAAAAAACAATGAAAAGTCATAAAAACGTAGAACTTTATAAAGGATGGATTCCAAAAGTTTTTGAGAATATTGATATTTTAACTTATTCTTATGCACATATTGATGTTGATTTATATGAACCAACAAAACAATCTATAGAATATATTTGGCCAAAAATTATTAATGGTGGAGTTTTAATTTGTGATGACTATGGATCGTATAAAACTATTGGTGCACGAAAAGCCATGATAGAATATTTTGGACAAGCAGATATTTTAGAATTACCAACAGGTCAAGGCATTGTCTATAAGGAGAATAATGAATAATAAATATATGATTAAGGCTGTTCAAATTGATGTGAATGGCTTGTGTAATTCTGGTTGTTGGTTTTGCCCAGTGTCTTATGCAGGTAATCCAAAATCTGCTATTAAAGATATGAAAATAGAAGAATTAGATAATATATTTAAACAGTTATGTGATGGTAAGGGAGATTTTGTTGATCCAAACTTAAACTTTGCTTATTCCGCCAATTATAACGAAGTGTTACTTTATAAACATTTTGAAGAAATGCTAGAAACATATAGAAAATATAATTTTAAAACTTATATCTTGACTAATGGTGTTGCTTTAAAAAAAGAAAAAGTAGATTTAATTTTAAAATACAGCGATGTTGTTCAAGGCATTTTATTAAATATACCATCACCAGATCCAGATGCTTGGACAAAATATGTCAAAATGAATAAAAATCTTTTTTATGATGTTATTGATAATGTTCATTATGCTTTGGAAACATTAAAAGATTTAAATGCTAAAGAGTGGGGAATTGTTTTAATGGTTAATGGAATAGATAACAGATCTTTAACTAAAAATGGCGGTTGGGTAGATTTATTAGAAAATGCACCAGATATAGATTTAGATGTTGAATCAGGAACATTAAGTCAAAACATTAATAAATTTAAAAAAATTTTTCCAACACTGAATGTTACAGATTCCTATCATTTATATGATCGTGCAGGTCATTTAGCCAAGTATGGTATTTTTACTCAACAGCCAGCAATTGACAAATACTTAAAACCAAACGGAACAAAGGTAATTGGCTGCAATGGAGGCATTGGTGTTAGAAGTAGAACAAATGAATGGGTTCATATTAATCCAAATGGTGATTTGTTTATTTGTTGTGCTGATTATGATTTTGAAACAATATATGGAAATATTAACATTACATCACTAAAAGAAATATGGAATAGCAAAGAAAGAAGTGACATGATACAAACTTCGTATGACTCTATGTGTACAAAATGTTCTGCTGCAATTTGGGGAGATTAAAAATGTGCTGGATGTGTGGATGTGCAGATCATATTGGTCTTGGAAATGATAGAGATACTTCAATTCCTTCTGAAAAAAAAATAGATGATATAATTGATAAATGACTAGAACATTGTTAAATGGAGATGTTGTTAAAGAATATGAGTATCCAATTGATATTGTAATTCATACAAAATGTCCTGAAAAATGGAAATTAATTGATATGGAAACTGGTCAAGAATATATTGGAACAAATAAAATAGAAAACAAAAATGTAGATTTTTTAACTTGGATTAAAAATGGACTTAAGCCCAGTGTTGATGTTCATTACGGTTCTTGGAAAAAATATATTAAGAATGGGAAAAATATAAATGCTTAGAGTAAGAAGTGTTGATCTTAATTTAAATGGTGGTTTAGGTTTATCTATATTTTTAGATAGATTTATGAGTACAAAATTTTTTTATGATTTTACTTTTATAGATTTAGGTGAATATTCAGAAGATATAGATGGTCTTAATAAATATATGGAAACCATTGATGATGAATATCAGGCATTGATTGATTTTCCTGCTTGTTTGGCATATAAAGAACAGTATAAAAAATTTCCAAATGCTAAGTTTATTTATTTAAAAAGAGATATAGACTCATGGGTAGAAAAATTTAAACAAACTCAAGGTTATCTATCTCATCCAAACCAACTAGTTTTTGAAGAATTATTTTGTAATTTTTATTTTCCTACTGGTAAAAAAATGCTTCAAGATTTAACTGAGTCAGAGTTAAGAGAAATATATATTAGACATGACTATGAAGTGGTAGAGTTTTTTAAAGATAATCCCAATTATATTAAAATTGATTTGGATGATCCTGAAATTTCTTCTAAATTAAGAGATTTTTTAGGTTTAGAAACTACATTAGAATATCAAAATTCTCCAGTTTTTGGACAAAATTAAGTTTGTGATATAATTAAAAGGCATTGTTAAATGCAAACACAAAGGGGTTATAAAATGCAAGAACTAATCAAATCATTACAGCAATTTCAAGCAAATTCAATTGTTTACTATAATCTGGTTCGTGGATTTTTCTGGAATACTGAATCTGTATTAATGAGGCAGTCAAGAATTGTATATGAGGATATTTATACTCAAGCAGAAAAGGATGCAGAGCAAACTTCAATTTGGTTGCGAAGAATAGGTGGAGAAGCACTATATACTCTTGAAGAGTATGCTGCTAATCAAACTTTGGGTAATGTTAAACCAGATACATATTGTGGGGTAGAGATGGCAATTCATCTTGTTCCAATTAATAAAAAAATTATAGATCAAATTAAAGATTTAATTAAACAAGCAAATAAAAATGAAGAATTTGGTCTTGTTCAACATCTTTCAGAAAGATTAACAAAGCATCAAGATTGGAATTGGTTCCTTGAGTCAAGTCTTAAGTTGCCACCAAATCCTTGGAAATCACTTAAGGATTAAATTTTGCAATTAGATTTATCTACTAGCAATTTATGTTTTGATGATATTTTATTGGTGCCTAAACATTCAAAAGTTGAAAGCAGATCAAACGTTTCTTTAAAAACTGTTATTGGTAATCCAAATAATCCAAAAGCATGGATATCTCTTGAAACCCCAATAATGACGGCACCAATGGAATTTATTAATAGTAATGCAATGATATTAAAAATTACACAATTCGGTGGTATGGCTTTTATCAATAGATTACAAAAAGATGAATTAAGATTTGCACAAGTTGACTCTATATCAAAAGATATAAATTTATTGAATCAAGTTGGTTTTGCAATAAGTCTTTCAGAATCAAAAGATATTAATTTTATTAATAAGGTTTTATCTTATGGAGTAAAAATTTTATTACTTGACATAGCATTAGGCCATATGGAATTAGCAACTGAATGTATTAAGCATTTGAGATCTTTAGTGCCAAATAATATTCATATTATGACAGGTAATGTTTCATCATATGAGGCATATAACAATCTTATAAATGCAGGTGCAGATTCAGTTAGGGTAGGCATTGGTGCTGGAGCAGCCTGCACAACTAGGATTGTTACTGGATTTGGAGTACCAGTTCTTGGATCAATAATGGATATTTATGAAAAAGTAGATAAAAATAATGTTAATGGAATTATTGCAGATGGTGGAATAAAGCAAACTGGAGATATTGTAAAAGCACTTGCTGCAGGAGCATCTGCAGTTATGATGGGAAGTTTCTTTGCTGGACATGAAGAATGTGATGGAAAAGAAAATGGACAATTTATATTTCGTGGAATATCATCTAAAGAAACTAAATTAACTAAACTAGATAAAGATTCATTATCCAATGATATTCATCATGTGGAGGGTATTCAGGGGTATATAAACAATAAAGGCCCTATAGATAATACATTGATAACAATTATAGATAATATAAAAAGCGGTTTTTCGTATTGCGGATCAAATAACATAAAGCATTTTCAATCAAACTGTAAATTTATCACTGTATCCTCAGAAACAATCAAAGAGTCTGGCTCTAGAGTATAATTTGACAAACTAATATGCTTGGTGTATAATTAAAAGAACTAATAAAAAGGGGCAAAATATGTGGGATCAGATAGATAATTTAGGTTCTGGTATTTTTATTTATAGAAATACAATCAAAAAAGAACTTGATATTGTTAATAGACTAGAAAGTGTTTTAGGTCCAGTAGATGGTCACAATATTTATAGATGGCAGCCAGCATATGTAGCATATGGCGAACTTATGCCAGAATATCGTGATTGCAATGATTTTAAATTTAAAAAGGAACATTTGCAGCATGATCCTAGTGCAAAATCTATTGCCCTTCAAAATATTTGGCAAGACTGTTATGATCCACAAAAATTAGCAGTAGATGATTATTGCAGAAAATTTAATATTTCAGAATTGAGATATTGGGAAGCATTTAACTTTGTTCGCTATTTTCCAAATCAACATTTTAAAGAGCATCATGATCATGGATTTTCTTATAATTGCACAGTTTCATTGGTTACTTATTTAAATGATGATTTTGAAGGAGGAGAATTATATTTTAGACTTCAGGATATAACTTATAAACCACAGGCAGGAGATACTGTAATTTTTCCTTCAAACTATATGTATCCACATCAAGCATTGCCAGTAATTTCTGGAACAAAGTATTCTTTGGTAACTATGCTTGATTATAGTGATAAATATCATAAGCCAGAATTTTATCAGGAAACAGGTTCATAATGTCTATGATTTGGAGTGATTTGCCTAGACTAGAAAAGTCTACTCAGCGTTTACCAGATGTTAATATTGGCAATGATATAACCTGTATTAATGTGGATTATGGTATTAATATATATAGAAATGCAATTAAAAAAGATGAATGTAAAAAAATTATAAATTCATTAGAAAGTGAAATGTCTTTAAACATACCTGGAATTGAGTGGCGTGGTGCTCACGTCAATGAAAATAAAACTTATGACAATGTTAGAAATTGCCTTGATTTAAAATATAAAAGAGAACACCTAGGGAAACATTTGCCAAATAGTAAAATACTTTTTGATATTCATGCAAGTGTTGAAAAAAGTTTAGATGAGTGTTTGAGGCATTATGAAAGTCTTTGGCATTTAAGTATGCAGTATAAAGAAGCCTTTAATTTTGTTAAATATTTGCCAGGAAAATATTTTAAGATTCATGGAGATCATGGTCCATTTTACTCTTGTACTATATCAGCAGTCGTATATTTAAATGATGATTATGAAGGCGGAGAATTATATTTTCCAAGACAAGAACTCACGATTAAACCAAAGGCTGGAGATATTGTTTTATCTCCTTCTAATTTTGTATATGAACATGCATCTCTTGAAATAATGTCTGGAATAAAATATTGTGTTGTAATTATGACAGATTACAATGATACACACCATAAGGATCAATAAATATGGCTAGTGTTAATGTATATAAAAGACCTGGACATAGAGTAAAAATTGAACAAACTAAAGTTCAAAGAGATTGGATGGATGAAACTTGGGAACGTCACGCATATAAATGTTTTCCTGTATCTTTGGCTAATTCAATTGGATGGTCTATTTCATTTTTAGATGATATTGAATTTATTTGGGACGGTATATCTGACACAACTCCAGATCATGTTCAAATTATTCAATCTGGGCCAAATGTATGCCATGGAAATAGAGCAAATGCTACTATTAGTTTTAACTCTGAATTGATCTTTGAAACAGAAGAAAGTATGTCTATTATGTCTATAGTTCCACCAAATTATTTTATTGACGGAGCAATTCCATTTACATCAGTTATGTCAACATCTTTTTATCCAAGTGGTTTTCCAATTGCCTGGAAAATAACAAGACCAAATCATAAAATTTTAATTCCAGCAGGAACTCCTGTAGCAACTTTAATCCCAATATCATTAAATGGCTTGTCTAATTTTGAGTTAAACGTATATGACAAAAAATATGATCCAGAAGAATATAAAAATGATCAAGAAAAAATTCAAATAGTAAAAAAAATGTCAGAACAAGGTCAATACTTTACTAATTTTTATAGAGATGGAGTAGACCATAAAGGAAATAAGGTTGGAAATCATGAACTTAAAACTTTAAAAATGACTATTAATAATTTTTCTACTAGGCCAGAAAATGATATAATCTAATTATGCATAATAATCCAATAGTTGTAAAACGTCAACCATCTTTAACTCCTTCTGGTTTTTTTGGAAATAGCAAAGATATGATTGTTGAATTACAAGATTTTATGACAGAAGATGAGATTAACTTTTTAGAAAAGGCTGCCAAGTCTATAAAAATTTGGGATATTACAGAATCACATAGTAATGAAAATGGAACAATAACATATCATGCAGATTACTGGAAAGATAGAGTTTGCACAAAACCTTCTTTAGATAAAAATGATCCAACTATTGCCCCAATAATTGAAGGATTATTTTTACGCCTTAAGCCAATCATTGAAGACTTCTTTAGTGTAAAAGTAACACCAACAGGACAAACTATCGTTAGATGGCTTCCTGGACAGTTTCAGATGCCTCATGCAGACAAAGAACTACATGAAGGACAGGATGCTGGAACGCCTAATGATTTTCCTAATTATGATATTGCAAGTTTATTTTATTTAAATGATGACTACGAAGGTGGTGAATTATATTTCCCTCAACATAATATACAATTTAAACCTAAGCGTGGTTCAGCATATTTTTTCCCAGGAGATAAAAATTATGTTCATGGAGTTACAGAAATAAAATCTGGTATTAGATATACTTGTCCATTTTTTTGGGAAATTCTCAACCATACAGGTGAAAGACAACCATGACAATTAACTCTAAAAGAACATATTATGGTCATGGTGATCAATTAAAAATTATGAAAATTTCAGATTTTATTTCAGAAGATTTTTCTAATAAACTTATAAAAGAGTTTGTTGATAATCCTGGTTGGGAAAAAAAGGGCTTTCATAAAGCAATGGTTTTAATGAATACAGATGTATTTAAAAATCAATTATTAAAGGCAGAATGGAATTCTTTAGTTTTCAATATTAAAAAAGAGTCAGAAACTTTTTTTAATAAAAAACTTATAAATAAAATATTATATGTTCAAAGATGGTTTACTGGTGGTTTTGGTGAAAAACATAATGATACTCATAATTATGATGGAACTCCAAGAAATTTATCTTATAATATTTCTACTATTTTATTTCTATATAATAATTTTGATGGAGGATATTTAGAGTTTCCAGATTTAAATATCCAGATAAAGCCAGAACCTGGAGATTTAATAATTTTTAATGGTAATAAGAATAATGAGCATCAGGTTTCTAAAATCATAGATGGAATAAGATGTACTGTCGTTGCCTTTTGGGATTTTGATAATGAATAAAACTAGATACACAAAAGACATTATTATTTATGAAAATTTTTTAACACAAGAAGAATGTCAAAATGTTATTAAACTTTTAAATAAACATGCCAGTTCTAATAAAATATCTTGGACACCAATTTCTTTTTATGAGTCTTATTCTTCTATTTTGCCACAAGATGATGATCCAGACTTACTAGATTTTAATCTTCCATTAAACTTTTTTTCAAATTTAAAAAATAGAATAGTAGATGCAGTTGCATCAGTACATGATCTTAATCCAAGCATTATTACAGAGGTTGGCTATCATACACAAAAATGGGAGCCAGGAGCATATGCAAGAATTCATTCAGACAATACTGATGAGCATGGTAATAGTGGCCCTTTCGCAAGAAGTAAATATGCAGCATTTTTATATTTAAATGATGATTTTGATGGTGGTATATTAAAGTTTCCTAAACAAGATTTAGAAATTAAACCTAGTATAGGCATGCTTGCTGCTTTTGATGGTGGATTTAATAATATGCATGAGGTAACAGTAATTAAAAATGGTGTAAGATATACAATAGGATCTTTTTGGGATAATAGAAAAGAATCTGACTACCCAGAAGAAATACGTTTAGCCTGGAAAGAAGAGATGGAAAGAGTTAGAGAAAAACAAAAGGCTCAAAAAGAAGAGTGGCAAAATACTCTTAAAGATGGATATAAAATTGATGCTTTTGGAAATAAATACAAAATTGGAGAATTATAAAATGATTGATAAAATAAAAGAAAGGTTAGAAAAAAATAACTTTAATGTTATAGAAATTGCAGATGGTGCATTGCTTATAGAAAATTTTATTTCAAAAAAAGAATTAGAAGATCTTTCTAGTATTATTGATAATACACCAGAAGAAGATTGGTCAATAGAATATTTAAAAAATCTAAAAGATTTTTGTTTAGATAAATTTGGAAGAGATGATGTTGATAACTTAGTTGCAGAGGGAAAATTTGAAGTTACTCGCAATTGGAGCGATAAAAATTTAAGCCTTGTAAAATATACATGGACAGAAATATTTCAAAAAAAACTACAAAATATTATTGAAACAGTAGATAGAAATTTATGGGCAAGTGGATTAAGAACTATTCAAAGAATGCAAAAAGGTGTTGAATTAGTTCCTCATACAGATCAACATACAGATCCATCAATCCAGTACGCAACTATAATATATTTAAATGAAAATTATAATGGTGGTGAATTTTTCTTTGTTAATAAAAATTTTTCTATTAAACCAAAGGCAGGATCTTTATTATTTTTTCCAGGAACTTCAGAATTTGAACATGGAGTAAAGCCAGTGCAAGATGGTCCAATAAGATATGTTTTGGTTGGTTTTGTAAAAATAAAAGATTTTTATAAGAATAATAAGTATTGATGCAAATGAATAAAATAATCTTAGATTCAAAAGTTTATTATTATGAAAATAGTGTTAAAAACTTTAAAAAAGTAATGAAAAACATTAAAGATTTAGAAGACTTAGAAGAATCACTAGGCATTATTTCATGGCTAGATTGGACTGCTTCTGATAATAAAAATTTTATATATGGAAAAACAAAATTATTTGATTTACAAGAAATTAATAAATTAAATGATTTATATAAAGAAAAAATGTTATATATATACAATTCAATTATGCAATCATTTTATAGTGTTTGTAAAGATTATGCCACTAGTTTAAATGATAATAGTGAACCAAATTTATTTCCCAGTTTTAATATAAAAGTATACAATGCTGGTTCTAGTATGGGTGCTCATTTTGATCAATTAGATGGCGATAAAACATTAAAATATTCTTTAGTGATGTATTTAAACGATGATTGTGAAGGTGGAGAAATATCTTTTACTTTGACAGATTATGATGATATGCTTACAAAAACTAAACCTGATGTAGATTATAATATCGCAGTAAGCAACAATAGCATTGACTTTGGTATTAAACCAAAAGCAGGAAGCATAATTATATTTCCATCATCTGCTCCATATCACCATACAGCACATCTTGTAAAAAATGGTGTCAAGTATATGATTCCAGCACATTGGATACACAACGATATGAAAATAAACAATCATGAATAATAATAAATTTGATAGTTTTTATTTTTTACATATACCTAAAACAGCAGGAAGATTTTATACTCACGCAATTATTGATCCAGTAAGAAGAACCTTAATAAATAATGATATAAAAATAATTGTTGATCAAAATGCTCATCAACAGTGGCATACTGAAATTACAAATAAAACATATATAACTTCATTATTTAGAGATCCATGTGAGCAGTTGGTTAGTTTATATGTTCATAGTAAACTTGTTAGATTTGAAGGAATAAAAGCAATAACAGAAGATAGTAATATGGATAAAGATTCTTTTTTATATTGGGCAGAAAAAAGTTTTCATTATATTAAAAACTATCAATCAAAACATATTCTTTTTTCAAATACAAAAGATTATTTAGAGTGCGAGATGAATGCTAAAGTAAGTGAAAATTTTAGAAATAATAAACTTGTTACAAAAGATAAAGTTTTTTCTAATATTAGTAAAATTTCTTTATTAATTAAACCACAAATGCTAACTGATGACAATGTAATCAAACTACAAAATCAAATTTTAAGTGATTTAAATATTCAAAATACTAGCATCAGGCAATTAAATTATAATAAACCAGACTATGAAAACATTTATTCAAAACAAATATATGATAGCCTAACAGCAAAAGAAAAAGAGGACATAAAACTAATTAGTCCCATAGACTGTGAAATCTATGAGACTAATAGTTTGTTTTGGAACGGTTAGGTTAGTTTGGAAATGCCTTTAACCAAAGTTTAGCCTTTGGTGTCATTCCATGCCAGGAAGACCAATCATAGCCACCCTTGCTCATGTGATAAGCAATTTGAGCATTTATAACTGGATTAAGCAAGTCGCTTGTATAGTTAATACCAAACTTTGCTTTTCTTTCTGAATTCAAATCCCCAATCATATTAATCTGAAATAATCCATATGAATTATCGCCTGTTTTTGTATTTCCGTTAAAACGGATAGGCTGACCATTTGATTCCCTCTTAGCAATCGCCCATGCATTCTTTAGTCCTTGGCCTTTGAACCCAACTGCTTTCAAAAGATCCTTTAGTTGTCTATCAGAAAGGCTTGTGGCATCCTGATATTTTGCTAATGTATTTAGATCCTTTGGAACAGCAGTTAAACTTTTTGGCTTAGAAACCAAAAAAACCGCCTTGGCGGTTGAAGATACAATTGTAGTATTATTACTTAAATTATTTTCGGTAGACAAAGCATTAGCCTTGTTAATAAAAATAGAAGACAATACAACCATTGCGAGTACCCCTATTAGAAGTTTTTCATCCTTTTTCATAGTTTCCTCCTTTAGAAACAAATGACACCTAGGTGGTGTCATATACTAGTATAACATGGATAAAAATGCTTTGTCAAGCCAATTGAGAGTGCTATAATAGACTTATAATGGCTACAACAACTACTTATTTAATTCCTTATCCACTATCTACAGATCCAGTAAATGTGCATGGGGATTTATTTTTACTTGCAGACCGTCTTGAGAATGTTCTCACGGTAAAAGCAGGAACAACAATATCTAATACTTTTACACAGCCTCAAATTTTTACCACTAACATTAATTCAAATAGTTCTACTTTTACATTATTTGCTACCCCAACAATTTTAAATATAGGATCTGCTGCATCAACCATCACCATTGGTTCTAATACTGGAACTTTAACAATTAATAATCCTTCAATTACTTTGGCTGGTACAGGATATCTAAAATTACCTACTGGAACAACTGGAGAACGTCCAGGAACTGCTTCTGCTGGTATGGTTCGTTATAATACAACAACTTCATCATATGAAGGATATTCTTCTAGTAACTGGACAAGTTTGGGTGGAGTTAAATCTGCTGATGGTTTAACATATATTATTGCAGAAACTTCTCCAGGAGCATCAAATGATGAATTAGACTTTTATGCAGCACTAACATCTTCAACAACATCAAAGGTTGGTGGATGGAATCAAACTAGATTATTGGTATCAAATGTTACAGATTCAACAGCATATACTGATGGCGCACTTGTAGTTTCAGGTGGTGTTGGAATTGCAAAGAAATTATTTGTTAATGGAGCAGCAACATTTAATAATGCTGCAATTGCTTTTAATGGTGCAAGTACATCATTTACTACTACACAAACAACAGGCATTATCTCATTATTTAATTCAACTTTCAACGGCTCACTAGTTATTGGAAATGCTGCAGGAACTGTATCTATGGGTGGCTCTGCTACAACTTTAAATTTAGGAAACAATGGAACAGTATCAAATACAATAAATATTGGAACTGCTGCAGTAGGAAGTGGTGCAACTAAGACAATTAATCTAGGAACAGGTTCTAACCTTCTTGGAACTACAAATATTAATATTGGTGCTGGTAACACACAAAATTTTGGCACTACTTTCTTAATCTCTCAAGTTTTAACTGCTCAATATGCAACAACTTTAAACTTTAATGGTAATAATTCAAATTTCTCTTTTGTTACAACATCAACAGGGGTTTTAACATTTTTTAATACATCTATAACTTCAGCAAATGCCTTTGGCACAGCCACATCAATGTCTTTGGGAGCAGATGCTACTGCTACACTTACTCACAATTATTCTACTGGAGCCACAATTAGTGGATCTACTAAGACCGTTAACTTAGCAACAAACGGAGTATTTGGTTCAACAACAAATATTAACCTTGGATCTATATATAACTCAACTACAACAATAAATGGAACATTGATTGCTTCCCCAATTAATGCCCCATCAGTTTCTGGAACTGCTTCAATTTTTGGAAATGTTACAAGTGGAACTGTAAACATTGCCAATAATGCAACGGGATCTATTAATATTGGAGGATCCTCTACTACAAATACAACCATTCAAGGAAATGTAACAGTAACTGGATCAATCACAAGCAATGCCTTTGATCCAGAAATTACACCAATAGATGATATTGCTACATTTGATGGTTTACAAACAAGATTTATGCCTGCATACCAAGGCACTAAATTGTCAATTCAAAATCCTTTGAGACTTTTGATTACAATTAATGGTATAATTCAAAGAGTGGATTTTCCAGAATATGTCTGGCAAAGCCCACTACCTAGAGTTGGTTTCCAGGTAGACAATGATGGATATCTAGTCTTCTCAGAACCAGTTCCAGCAGGGTCAGATTTTGACGGAAGATTAATGTCTGGTCCAACAACTACAACAAAGGCAAGAAGATATCCGTTCAAAGCAATGGATATACTAATAGGAGGCTAAGGCTATGGCAAGAAAGATTATTCTAGAAACAGGGTACACATTTACCCC